GAAGCGTTCTTAGCCTTGCACCAACTATCATTCCAAGTATGCATCTTCACCTTGGCTCCCATCCTCTCTGCCCACTTTACTGTATCATCTGTAGTTCTATCGTCTACGATAACCGCTATGTCGTCTACATAAGGGTAAAACTGAGCTATGGCTGCGGCTATTCTTGGTGCTTCATTTAGGGCGGTAAAACATACTCCCAGTGAAGGAGATTCCGTCGTTGGCTGGTAATTTAAAGAGAGTTGTTCTCTATCATCTGCTTGGGAATCAAGCGGTTTTTTGTTACCCATTACGGTCTCCTTGATCAATCTTTTGCAACCGTTCCACTACCATGTCTCCTACTTTGTCCCAACTAAAGTTTTGAGACACATAGTTTCGCGCACGCTGTCCCTTTTCTTTGGCTTCCTCTCTATTATTATACACGTGACGCAGGGTCTCTATGGACTGCTTCATGTCAGGCTCACACCAGTATTGATCTGAGGTGTAATACGGGGACCAATTCATGCCTCCAACGGGAGCAAGGGTATAATCTACGAGATAACTATTATCGTCTTTAAGAAAGTCTGACTGTCCCCCGTACCTTGGAGTTATCACGGGCTTTCCACAAGCAGCCGCCTCGAAATGGGGCAATCCCCATCCTTCTGACCTCTGAAGAAGTACAAAACAATCGCCTCTCTTGTGTAGAGCCAACATGTTTTGTCTGCTCAAATTTTCCACGACTAAAAACATCTTAGGGAAGTGTTCTAGATTAACAAACTTACGAAATTCCATGATTAACTCTTTAATAGCGGCTTTATCACCCCCGTGGTCATGTCGGTAAGTTTTCAACACTAGAATAACATCCTCAACCCCACTGAAAGCTACCGAAAAAGCAGATAAAAGCCCGTACGGATTCTTACGCTCTTGCCACTGGAAAATAGAGTAGAAAACATAGATATTTTGTGGGATAGTATCTAAATTAAAATCCGGAACAGTGTCCATATCAGGGATGTCAATTGCGTGAGGAATTTTATGCAACGGTACTGCTACCTTTGACTCTTTAAATACGTCCATGTTCCACTCACACGGTACCCACACCTCATTAGCCTTATTACAAGACGTAACCCACGTAGGATGTAGTTTACTGGTCTCCCAAACCGTATACCCGATGACATATTTGTTCTGCTCAAAACGAGTCCAGTGGTGCCACAAATCCGGCGTTGAATGAACAATCACTTTATCATAGTCTATGTGGTTGTCCATCAAGCTTCTTAAAATCTCACCATTTTCTCCCAAATCGGGACGGGTTTTCTCAAAAGTTATAGGCGCCAGAGTAATCGGATAACCCTTCTTATGGATTGCTAAGACATAGTTCCGCGCTGCTTCCGCATAGCCAGACCCATCAAACACAGGGCCTATATATTTTACTCCTGGCATTAGAGAACTTCTCCCTTGAGTACCGGCTTGGACAAATCTAAGGATTGTGGTTCAAAAGTGGGGGCTGTCTTGGCTACAATTTCATCAAAGAGCCGTACCCACCGAGGGTTGATGTGTTGATCCCAGATTAAATTATTCGTGACCATAGCATACGCCGCCTCAGCGCGCTTAGCCGACTCTTCTCGATTGTCATGGACCTCTATTAGGCGCTCAACCAGCTTAAAAATATGAGAAGTTGGTCGAGGAATTTCATTATCGTGCGGAAGAACTGTCATGTGGTCTACATCTCCTCCGCTAGGATAGGGATACCCTGTTTCTTCTGTAATATACTCTCCCAAACAAGTATTGATGGGGTAAATTACAGGAGTCTTAGTAGCCATAGCCTCTGTCCACGAAAGACCCCAACCTTCACCAACAGTAGTGCTCACTAACGCATCGCTAGCATTATAAATAAGGTTCAGAATCTCTAGAGGAAAACCAGTGGAGGGTGAAAAATTCTGTGGAAGAATAACGTCTTTAGAAATATCTAACTCCATCATTTTAAGGACCTCTGGCAAGTTCCAACCTTGATCCACCGCAGCCATGTGTAAATATAAGAGAGAATTCGGCCTTTGCTTCTTAAATTCTTTGAAAGCCCTAAGGGTAGCTGGAATATCCTTTCTCTGCTGATTCCTATTGACATTTGTCACAATAAAATTATCTGCCACGGGTCCGAAAAATTGCTTACGGAACTCCTTAACCTGCTGCTCAGGGGCAGGAAAGAAAACTTTTGGATTAACTCCGTGCGGCAGAACCCGCAACCGGTCTTTAAGGTCTGGAATTCTTTTTACTGACTCGTCAAATCCGAATTGAGTATAAGTTACAGGAAAATCCACAGAATTTACACAATCTATCCAAGCCGGCTTAGGGGTACCATCAATAGGATAGTAATAGACGCTCTTGAATTTCTTACCTGCCTTCTTTAGATTAGTAATCATACCTGGCAGGAAATCTAGAATAAAAGTGTCTTGTAAGAAAAACAAAATATCATATTGTAACTTAGGATCCAATAGATGTTGTTGAAGCCTTTGGCGACCATACGGATCTCTCTGCCCATTAATAGCCATAGGCCAAATCCTAAAGGGATAATCATGAGGATCTCCCCAATAGTTAATCCCTAAAACATCTACATCATACTTGCCTGATGCTCGAAGAGCAGGTAGGATATTACGAGACACCTGTCCAAATCCTGTAGCACAAGTAGGAGAATCCCCATAGAAAATAACCTTAGTCTTTCGTTTTGTTGCCTCCACTTGGGGATTTATTCTTTTCAAAAACTGCGGCTCTGCCATCGTCATTATCTCCTTTAATCAAAAGCATTGCTCGTAGAATAAGTCGTCTAGGGACATCCAAAATATCCCCATGCTTATCCTTGATATAAATTGTATAAAGAGTAAATTTTTCAACACTTCCAAATACTTTGTTACCAGCTTTGAGCTGAATTCCTATAAAAGGATAATTAAGCTCTTGAAGCTGTGTTTTTGTCCTTGTTAACCGCGGAACTTCCTTCATCCACTTCCTCCACAGGGTCTACCTTTTTAATCTTGAAAACGGGAGCGTTATAGTTTACCTTCGCTATCTTAGCCAAGGGGGCCTTGAGATCTGGATGGTCCCTAACATACCGGTCTAGACGGGCCTTGTTCACGGCAAGAACCGAGAAGAGGTCCTCCTTAGGCATGAGATCTACAACCTCTTCAATCTCATAGTTGGTCCTAGCCGCCTGAGTAGTATACAGCTCCCTAGTTTCATCTGCAATGTCTGCACCCTGCATAGATCTTTCGCTCGCAATCATCTTAAGTTCCCGCTGGCGGGATTCCAGAGCAGATTTCTTATCATTCACACTGGTCCAGTGGTTTAGGAAATCGGAGTCTTCCATCTCAGTTAGTGGGGTGAGAGCAATACTTTCTGCGTTGATAAAAGCTTCATAGGTTGGGCAATAGATCTTATAATCACACCACCCACAAAGGTTATTAATCTTTCCTTTTACCTCTTCTTCTTCTATCTTCTGGAATTGGATCCACATGCTGACCAAAAACTCTCGAAAAGTTTCCCTATCCTCGTCAGTTCGGTAGGTTGAGATCTGTTTGTCAATACGAACATAATCCAAATATAGGATTCTGTTTTTATACTCTGGCCAAATCAAGCTGGCAGCCAGATCATACATGGAAAGCTGGATATCATCACGCAATTGCCAATTGGTCATAGCAGTTCGAGCTGTTTTATAATCGATGATGGCGATAGTATCCTCGTTAATCTTGACAACCTTATCAATAGCTCCCACAATGGGAACACCCTCTGGGGTGGTGAGCTTGAAGCGGTATTCTACGTCAATAATCTCTTCGCTTGGGTCGAACTTGTCAATATAGTCTGTAACCATCTTCTTGCCGTCTGAATAGAATGCCAGAGTTTCCAACCCCACCTTTGTGGCAGAATTCATAAAAGAAGCAATTGCAAATTCGTAATCTGATGCGTCTGGGAAACTCTTTTTAGCTAACATTCTACGGGTAAACTGTTCTAATGCCTCGTGAACAGCTATACCAATCTTCATATGGTCATTCTTCATAGAAGTAATTTCTCGATCATATCTGAAGACTACCTTCAGTACACACTGAAGAAAATCTCTGATACCTGTTGCCGATAGGCTTTTCATTTCCATCTTATATTCCTCCGAATCCCTAGGGTCTCTTATTTTTGTGAGCCCCTTGAGTCCTTGTGCTTACTTCGGGCTTGTCCCTTCTGTATCTCACGATATCCCCACGCTAATGCCATAGCGTCTGTTTTATCGTTGTCTTTCTCGAACTTCCAGTCACCCAATTCATACTTTTTAACGAAGTAAGCGAATACACCGCGTTTATCTAACTTCTGATCGCCACAACAATACTTTCTGGCCTGAGTAGCGGTGATAATTTCAACCTGTATTTTGTGGGTGCCACACACTTCTATGGCCACTCCCGCAAACTTTACTAAGGTCTTCAACGTATGTATATTTCCAAACCCAGGGCGGTAATAAGCATCCTCAATCACCACCACGTCAGGCTTGTACTTAAGAACTAAATATTCTATCTCTACCCGAAATACAGCTAACCTTTCAGCAAAGGTAAGATCTTTAGGCGGAGCTATTATCCCACACGATCTCTTAGAAACGAACCATCCGGTGGATCTGGTTGAGACATCGAGGGCTAATAGTTTCACTTTGATAACAGCTGTTCTAGCTGGGCTTGGTCTTCCTCACTCAGCTGTGTTAAGTCAGGATATTGCAAATCTACTATCAGGATTATATCTCCTGGCGGGCCCCCATTAAATCCACGTCCCCCCTTACCTGCAATTCGTAAAGAGATACCGGGTTTAATTCCTTTAGGAATCTTAACATTCAGGGCCTTTGACTCCGTAACCACTCTCTGACCATTACAGTCAGGGCAAACTGTCTTAATAGACTTACCTTGCCCTCGACATGTTCCGCAAGTGCTCTGCATAATCATATTACCCTGCTGCTGGATCTTCACGCCATCGCCTTTACATTCCGAACAAATTATAAATTCGGTACCACCCTCCCCATGACATGTTCCACAGGCCGAGTTTGTAGTATAAGAAAAGGTACGTTCGCCTCCGAAAATAGCCTCTTTCAAAGAAATCTCTAAAGGCCCTTGAATAGTTTGACCTTTCATAGGTTGCGGCTCTATAGGACCGGCTTGCCTAAAACCAAAACCTGTTGCGCGACGAAAAATTTCAAAAGGATCTCCGTGGGTTTGAAATCCGTGGACACGGCTCCTGTTTGGGTCCCCTGTTAGATCGTAGTTAGATTTCTTTTCTGGGTCAGACAGTACAGAATAAGCTTCAGAGATTTCTTTAAACTTCTCTGCTGCATCGGCTTGCTCTTTGCTATCCTGTTGGTGTTTATCAGGGTGCCATTTTTGGGCTAAATACCTATACGCATCTTTAAGCTTTTTCTTATCGGCATCCTTTGACACTTCTAGGATTTTGTAGTAGTCCTTCACCATTTTCTAATTCAATCTCCACAGAAACGCTATTACCACATAGTCCACAATGAAATACTAAGAGCTGCATCGCATTGTTCAGGGAAACCCACGTTATTTTTGCATTACAATAAATGCAGTAGGGATAATCTTCTCGATCCATTAGCTTACGCTTTTAATTACTTCCCCATGAATAACTAATTCGTCTCCGTCTCTTTCAAGGGCAACAACATTTAAACATTCGTTTTCAAATAGACTTGGATACTGGGACTTAGCAAATAATACTCTAACTATTTCCCATAGAAAAAAGATGTTGTCATCAAAGATGGCAAACTCGTCGTCTCCTGCAATCTTCATTCCTGCAGCCAAAGCTTCTGAACCCAAAAGGTCACTTATTTTACCTTCAATAGGCATACGTATTTCTATTCGGCTCTTAAGTTCCCACTTGTATTCTCTAGCAGGCAACAAAATAAATCCAGGGGCTACACCCTTGACAGCCTCACCCATTAAGCAGTTTCCTGAGCAGGCACAGTGAAGTTAGTTACAACTGCGTCAGTAAAGACACGCTTCTGTCCGTTTTGTGCGGTCCAAGTGCGGTCCTGAATGTGTCCAGAAACCTTAATCTGCTCACCTTCGCCAACCTGGCCAAGTCCTTCTGCTAGGTCATCCCAGGCAGTAATGCGCACGTAGGCATGTCGCAGATTGTCCGGGTCATCCTCTCGGTAGAAAGGAATCTTAACCTTAGACTTGAAAAGATTAGTTCCACGCTCACCAACCTGTCGCAACTCCGGCCAAACAACTTCTCCCTGAAGAACAAATTGATTAGCACCCTCGTCAGTATCTACCGTCTCAACACCGTCTACAACGATATCGGTGACGTTCTGTCTCTTACCGTCTCTATTGGTAAAAGAACGCTCCTGAATGCGCCCAGAAACTCTAACCTTGGCGCGGGCATCTAGGGAGTTAAAATACTCAGCGAAGTCATCCCAAGCAGTAATGCGTAGATAGGACTTACGGGCCTCTCCAGTCCTCTGATCAGTGGTGGGGATACAGATCTTAGCCTTAAATAGGGCCTTTCCACTGCCGGTATACTTAAGTTCTGGCCAGCAAAGTTCTCCCTGTAAAATTACATTATTAATTCCATCAGTCATGATTTGATACTCCTCCAAAATATTCATTTATATCTGAATATGTAAAGTATTTAGGATCTTTTCCATCTGGGAGTTGAATAGAGTTTACTAAGGCCCCTTTCGTTAACAACTTGACTACCCTGCCCGTTGCTTCTCTCCCAGCGTCATCGGGGTCCAACATCACGATGACATTTTCTGCGTATTTCCATATTAGACGTGCTTGATTCGGTGTAATATCTGTGCCCATAGCGGCAACAACATTATATACACCCAATAAAACCAAGGCCCAGACATCTACAAAACCTTCAACTAATATCAGAGTCCTATCGTCACCCACATAATTCTTGGCAACATGAAGGTTGTAAAGAGTCGCCTCTTTCCGTATATCTTTCAGAAGAAGATACTTGGGATCTTCGTTGGAATCCGTTCTCCGAGCGCTTACTGTGATCAAATTCCCATCTTCATCACGAATGGGAATAGTCTCTCGGTGCACCCCTTTGGAATCCGTCATTCCTCCTATTTCATAGAAATCTAAAATCTCGATCGGGAATCCCCGATCTAGAAAATACTTAGACCGGTTGGTAATTAATTCTTCGACTATCTCTTCTGGATAAAAATTGGTAACAGGAACGGAAGGTTGGGTTTGTTTAATTTCTTTTCTCATTTCCTGTTGTTGTTTCAGTCTTAGGTACTCTTCGGACAACTGATCTTGATTGTTTAAATCTATACCCGCAAGTTCAGCTAGAAACTTAACACTCTCATAGAAAGATTGGCCTGTTGCTTTCTGGATTAACCCGACTAGGTCTCTATCAGATTCTCCTTCACAGTGTCTCGTATAGCAGCACCACGAGCGTGATTCTAAATTGAACCGAAACGCTGTTGGATTATCTCCTCCGTGGACTCTACAAGCCCCCCGTAATTCTTTAGGAGTCCTCCTGATAATATGAAAACCCAGATAATCCAGAACCATTTCTGGATCAACCATTAATTTAATCTGGGCTATTGTCTCCTGTGGAATCTTCACTTGCCATCCTTTGGGCTGCTAGGAAAATAACCCTAATTTGTACACGGATACTTGCATCTGTAATGTCAGGGACACCCTTAACGCCTGCTTTTCGATATGTATCAAGTTCTCTGCGCACAAAGTCAAACAGATCATCTTGAACATCATCAAAGGAGGCATTAGCTGGGTTCTCTATGGTCTCACGGACATGCTCAGCCAGCCTTCCAAGCAAAACAAACACATCATGTTTGTCAAATACTCCCTTCTTATCTTTACTCCTAGAAGCCAGAAGTGCAAGAAGCGTGGGGACAAACCGTAGAACTGTTTTCGTGGTAGACCGTACCTTCTCACTCTTGTAGTAAAAGAAAAAGAATGCTCCAAGACCAATCATTGGAAGCAATGTAACCAATATATCTAGAATCTGATCAAATCCCATATTAATCCTCCTCCCCGTTAGATTTTAACTCAGCAAGCTGAGTCGAGGCTTCGTTCATGGTCAGAATTTCTTTACGGAAATATAAATCAAATCCCGAGAAATTCGTTCCTCCTGCACGGGTGTCCAGGATCTGAAGCCGGTGGGTACCTGCTGCCAACATCACATCTCGACCATATCTTTCTTCTAATTCTATTAGTTCTTTCTTGGTCTTAGCCGCTAAACCTAGTAATGTATTAGCATACCGAAGAATACGATCAGAATCAGCGAAGTCTGCCGCAGTAACGTGGCTTTTGTTAGCTCCCATCCGTCCAATCTGGGCAGCAGTTATGACAGGGATCTGTAACTGCCCGGCTAAATTCTTCAGAGCTACACAAAGATATCCTAATGCTTGGTGTTCTTTAACATTTCCAATCATCTGTAAGTCTGCATCTGGTAATTTGATGTAATCAAAAATAAGACATCCCACACCAAATTGGTGATGATATTTCCTAGTTAACGAAGCTACCCCTTCCGGAGTAAAGTCTGGGTAATACTTATGCAAAATGAGGCCACTCTCTAAAATCTTAACAGCCCCATTTACTGCTTCCACTTTCAGGGGGTCTTCAACATAAGTCCCATTCTTTATATCACGCTCTGTTATCCCAGACAAAGAGGCCAGAATTCTAAACTGTTGTTCCCTGGTACTCATTTCTGTATCTAAAATAAGAACTGGCATCTTAACAGTATAAGCAATATGCATAGCCCAATTCAGGAGGATAGTAGACTTTCCAACCTTAGGCCTAGCTCCCAATACTGTAAGAGTTCCTGGCTCCAAACCATTTATGGCGTCATCTAATAGTCTAAAGCCCGTAGCCAATCCTCTAACTCCAGTGGGACGAGAAGTAACTTCTTCAAGAAGTTCAGGGATGCCTTCCGCAATATTGACGGCCTCCACCCCTTTTTCACTCTCAACAGAGATCTGTAAAAACTTATATTGCGCATGCTCAACGATGGTGCCAGCAGTAAGCGTTTCTCCCGTAAGAGTTCGGTTCTGCTCCGTAAGCTCACCAATATCTTGCACAGCTTCAATGACTTTAATTTTTACACTTGCATCTAAAACTCTCTGAATATAAAAATCAATATTAGCAGGATCAATGCTTTTATCAAAGAGAGCAGAGACGTAATCATACCCCCCGATGTGTTCTTCCAGCTTCATGGCCGAAGCCTGATTCAAAATTGAGGAGGTATCGAGAGTAATAACACCAGCGCGCACTAAGGTTTTGAGGATTGTCCAAATCGCTTTATGGTGAGGAGTTAAAAAATCTCCATCAGAAAGTTTAGAATCTACTTCAAAATAATTGGTCGCGTCTTTCAAGACACAAGCAATAACAGCGGCCTCATTTCCTGCGTGTGCGAATCTGGACTTGGCTTGTTCTAAATCCATTAACTCGCTCTTTCTCTCTCCGTGTAATGTCTTTCTTCTGCGCGTCTTCTTAGCTCCGATTTCAGAGCATTTATAAGCTCAGTAATAGGCTTATCTAACCCATCTAGCAGATCACGTTCAGCAGCTGCTTCATCGTAATCCAGTTCTAATGCTTGTAGGTCAGGGCTCGAAGCGACAGCGTTATACTCCCGCTCTTTCAAAGTTGACCCCTCTACTATTCCACTACTAATGATGGCTTTAACTTTCCGATCCAAAACTTTTTTCTTTTGGCCAGCTATTACTCGGGCAGTATTGTATCTAACTTGAAGAGTAATAAGATATTGGCCTAACATTACTGTAAATCTAGATAAAGATTGAGACGGAGTAGACTCCATCTCGCGTACATTAAAATTGAATACGTCTTCTATGTCGGACGGAGGCATAGCACTATAAAGAGAGAGGGACTCTGAAGTTTCCATGAGCCTATTTCTAATTCGTTCATCCATCTTGTGCTTCCTCAATCTTTTTTAGAAGGTCTTCGGTGGTTATAGGTATCTCATTGTGGTTTATACAAACTAAAGTCACATCATTAAGAGCACACCACTCTGCCTTCATTCTATCACGCTTTTTTGCTTCTTTAAAAGCTTCCGCCGACCCGTGAAAGTGCCTATTAAACTCAGTGTGTTGAACCCCTTGAACTTCAACCACTATACTTAACGTCTGGATATGGAAATCGAAGAAGAGTTTTTGTCCCTCATAATTAACGTAGTATTCTGCTTTAATTCGAGTATTAGGAAAGATTTCCTTAAGCGTTTGCTGTACGTTTTTTGCTAGCAAGCTTGGCATCAGTATTCTCTCCCTCTTTGTTTTCCAAAATTTCTTTCGGGGTTTTCGGAACCACTTCCCCCGTAATGGTACTTCTTAACTTGGCTTCAATTTCAGTCCTGAGGGACACATCCGCCAGGAGGGCCAACTTTGCCTTGTTTCGGCCCTGCCACTTGTTCTCCATGTAGTTAAACCAAGCCCCACCCTTCTCAATTATTCCCATATCCACCGCAAGATCTATAATCTCTCCCACAGTATCGTATCCTATACCATAGATCAGGTCTACTTCAGCACTCCTATAGGGAGCAGACCGCTTATTCTTCTCAGTAAAGAACTTGGTGCGATGCCCATAGATCTCTCCTGTTCCCTCGTCTAACAGCCTACTCTTTTTACTTTTACCGCCGCTCACATGAATTCTGTAAGAGGCATAGAAGAGAAGGGCATTTCCTCCAGTAGTAGTCTCGGGATTACCATAACTTCCAATCTTGAAACGGATCTGGTTTACAAAGATTAGAAGAGTATTAGTTGCCCTTACCACTGAAGACAGCTTCTGAAGACCAGAACTCATTAAGCGGGCGTGAAGTCCCATAAATTGCTGATTATAATCAGCTTCGGCTCGGGCATCAGGTAGCAGTGCAGCAACACTATCTATAAGAACCACTGCAAACTCTCTTGTCTCCATCAGCTTTTGAGCAATATCAAGATTGGCTTCGCCTGTGGGCGCGCCGTCCACAACCAATACCTTGTTTGGGTCAAGTCCTACATTTATCAAAAGCTTAGCGTCTATGGAATGTTCAGCGTCAATAATAGCACACTTGTGCCCTAATTTGCAGGCTTCCTTGACTACACTATAGGCCAAGAAACTCTTCCCACTGGCCTCTGGTCCAAAGAATTCTGCAATCAGACCTCTCTCTAGGCCGCCAGCTGAACCAAGGGCATGGTCTAATCCGATGCATCCAGTAGAAATAATCTCTGGTTTATGGTCAGCGGCGTCGCCCAGCCATTTAATTAGCGGGCCATACTCTTTTTCTATTGCGTTTTGAACTACTTTAAGACTTCCTGTTTCTGTCGTTTTCTCTTTCGCTTTCGCCATCTAAGTTCTCCAGTATTTTTTGTCTTTTTTCCGATGCTCGTTCAAAATCTCGCTGGGCAAACTCTTTGTTATATATCTCATTGATTTCATCAATAAATATTTGTGTCTCTGCTTCCCCAACTTCACCTACTTCGCCATTCATATACGAACAAATTCTGTCCATTAAAGGACGAACAGCGAGGATGGCAGGGCTTATAACAGGAGCTTTTAAATGAAGGTGTTCTTCAAATTTAAAGAGGGCTTCTACCAGCCCTGTGGCTTCTGCTATTGCAGCTTTTCTTCCCAGTCCTAGTTTTTGACGAGATCTAATAAAACTACTAACAGCTTTGCTGTCGGCAGAATAATCTATACTATAAGGAAATTTACGATCTGAATTGTAATATTGTCTACGACTATAAAAAAAATTAACAAGCTCTTTCACCGTAGTGATAGAACTTCCATTAGAGAAATCCTCTTTGATTACTCGGTATCCCCGTTTCTGAAGCGCATCAATCGCTTCTTTTTCATCAAAGAATAATTCCATTCATTAGTCTACTTTTTTCAAGGTACACACAAAGGTTTTAAAGTCATCATCTTTCGGGGACTTTAGTAATACACCTTTAGCGTCATTCGTAAAGTAAAATTCAAACTCTTCGCCTTTCAGCTGTCGGACAGCCGATTGCAAAAGAGTAGAATCAAAATGCAGAGTAAAACTCTCTGGAGTTTCTACATCCAGATCAGAACTCTCTGCTTCTCCTGTGATGCTAGAAGTTGACAAGGCTGCTGTGCCAGAAGCTTCAGCTTCAATAACTAGCCTATGGCTCTTAGCGTCAACAGTAGGTTGCATTCCTGCAAGCACGTTGAGAAAAGGCTCACGAGGAAAAATTGCTGTTTTTAGTCCCTTTATCTCCATGTATGGCCCATACTCAGGAAAACTGGTGTTTAAAAGAGTGCCAACTAAAGTAGTACCACCGCTTTTAATAAAAAAGTTATCATTTTCAACATACATATCCACTGCATCCAATGCGGGGTTGACAAGCTTTGCGGCTACCGATGCAAATTTTAGGCCCAAAATAAAAGAGCCGCGGAGGCCTTTGACCTCTGCGGCTTTCCTAAATTCAGCAATCTGGATACCGTCTGTAGCAGCAAAAATAACTTCATTGTCTGTAAGGGTAAGAGATATGCAATTGAAATGAAGCTTAGAATTATCCTTAGAAGCGGCCGGGCTAACCTTAGCCAAGCCATCCATAAACTGGAACGCAGGAAACTGCGTAGCTTTAGTAGCATCAAACTCTGGGCTCTCAATGAAAAAACCCACGTTTAGAAGAGGAAAATTTCTAATGTGGTTCAAAGACTTCTTTTCAGTAAGTCGGTTGGCCCCTGTGATCTTCAGAGTAGGCTTTGGGGTGGTCTCCAACTTAATAATATTTGGCTCTCCGTCAAAGCCAAAGTCCTCAAAGGTGGCCAATACAGAGCTGGCCACCGAAGTACAACGGACCAGCGCTTCACCGGCCTTTTGTACCTTGGCAGGCACCTCTATTCTAATATAAGAGGTGTCATCTGAGGACATAAAAATAGCGTTCTCACCCTCGGCTCGGACAAGAACGCCAGTCTTTTCTTCAGCAATCGCGGAACTAGCGGGCGCTATTTCGTTACACGTGTTCAGCGCCCGTTTTAAATCTTGGGCAGCAATACTAAACTTCATGTTTGTTACTCCTGGGATAGAACAGGGGAACCCTGTCCTTTTATGCTATAAAGATAAGATACATATAGGAGTATGTCAAGTACCATCTCTGAATACTATGGAGTTCCAGAAACTGTAGCTCCAATATCAGATATTAGGGTTGGCTGGGGAACAATTGCAGAAAGAAGGATGGCATTAAGTACATTGGGCTGGAAGGGCGGGCCTCCTGAACCGCTGACAAGCGTAACTAAATCGAAGTCTGACTGTTGGACAATGAAGGCTGCCATATCTCCTGTTGACGAATCATTTGCCAAAACAAAAGCCCCAAGATTATCAAGACTCCCAGAGGCAGTTAGTATAGCTCCAAAGTCTACTGGAAAAACTCTATTGGCTATAGCAGGCATGTCACCAAAGATTGCGTTAACTTCCAAAAAGGCAGACAGCAGTTGGGACTGGCCTGTGGGTCGAATGAATGCTCCCACGTTTGATTCACCCTGTAATCCTATCACCGCATCGATACAACTTCTTATAGCTTCATCTAGTGTTGCAAAAGATGTAACGTCTCCTCTACGGCATATCTTAGCTGCAGCAAAATCTCCAAATAGATCTTCAGCAATTGAGCGAAAGGATCTAACATTAATCTGCCAAGTTTGGTTAGCATCTCGAATGAAAGCCAGGTCCGTTCCGTTAACATAAAAGTACTCTAGAAGAGCCCCTTCTAATTGAAGACGAACTTCTTGAATATCTAAAGCTTCTCCGCCCCGTAGGTCTGCAGCTACTAAACTAGACACAAAGGGGGTTACACTTGGAAGCGGGAAAGCAGCAGTTAAAGTGGCACCAAGATCAACATTTTGTGCAATCGCTGTAATAACAGCACCTAAATTATCTCCTCGGAAACGGGAATACAAAACATCAATAGTATCAGTAGCCAAGAATATAGGATTTCTAACTCTAGTCCGCGAATAAAAAACATCTAGAAGATCAAATGCGTGAATGAGAGTTCCAGTATTTATTCCTGCTCCCAAATTTTTCTCAATAAACGAATCAAGTATGGCCCCCATGTCCTTGGCCTGTTGAGCTATAAGTGATCCTGCTAAAGAAAGGTTGGCTGATCCGCCTGCACATTCTGGTTGACCAACAGTCGCACGTAAACTTCGAGATGATAGTGTGGTGACAGTCAAGATAGCAGTAACAAATGTTTCAGCGACTCTTAAGAAAGCATTTAAATCTTCTGTGCCCCTTAACGCCTCAATAGTTGCAGTTAGATTCTTTAAATTAGGATTTGTAACTAAAGAAGCCCCCAGATCATCGGGATGAACAGGTTGTAAACTTCCAGGCAAAAATCTATCTCGTTCGCCTACCGGGAAAGTTGTTATAGTTCCTGCCAAAGTTTTCGCTGCCAACAAAGCAATAGCTGCCTGAAGATCAAATGTAACTCCAACCTCTTTACCTATAGTAGCTCCTAAATCTTCTGGAAACCCGGGTTGAACAGTTCTCAAAAATCCTATTACATCATTGAAAGTTCCTTCGGCATTAATAGAGGAAAGGATATCATTCGGCCCAGGAATACTAGAGGTTAAACTGGCCCCAATATCAAACTCATCTCGCGCGGAGGAGGCTGACGGAAGATCCGCAGTAGCAGTCGCGAATCCTTTCAACTGGGCACTAAGTACAGGGGCGGGTTGTCCAAACATAAATCCTGACATGTCTGCAAACTGGAAAGCAAAGATATTAGCTGGAAGATCTAATCTTTGTACAATCTCAAGAATAGCAGGCAGATCAAGGGGAGCATGAATCCTAGCACCTAGTTCTCTGAAACCTCCACTAGGAGTTATCTCCGCCAAAAGATCAACTACAGCAGGTAAGACTTGCAAAAGGCCGGGCAAATCTTTTTCGTCCGACGTAATAATTTTTACGAACAGTTTTTCCACAATAGTGGCCGAAAGATCTTTTTCAAGAAGAGCAAAGATAAACGCAGGCAGGTCCGGAATTTTATCGACTAAGAATACGGCAGCCGGAAGGTCTTTGAATTGGACACCAAAAATACTAGCTAGGAAATTGACAAATCGGACGGGTTGTGCAATCGCACTAAGATCGGGAAACTTGAAACTTGTGGGAGGCTTCTTAACCGTGCCTTCCGTTATAGTAAAATCAGAGAGAAAAGCTATACCGCTTTGGCCAGCTCCCGAAGGAATTTCTCCGACCACAGCTTGAATGTGAGGACCAGTATGAGCTTGGATAATAGACTTAGCGATTGCGCCGACTTCATCACGTCCCGCATTGTAAAGCGCCGTGTTGTATAGAAATCGGTTATAGGCCATCTATACTTAATCTCCAGGTGTTAGTGTTGAAAATTGTGGAAGTACAGGAAATATCCTCCTATCTTGCTCTGGGAATACGCCTTGGAAAACAGGAAATATTCGTACGTTACCTACGGCGGGAACAAGAAATATTTCTCCCGCCCCAACAAACATATCCATAACCACAATGCCGCTGGTAGTGGCCGGGGTCGTCCTAATCTTTACATCTAAAGTTAAATCAAGGACTGATCCGAGAACGGGAGCCGCGGTCCCTAGCTTGTCTGCTGAGATTACTGTACCAGCGAAAACCAAATTAGCAAAATCATCAAAAGTAACGGTACCTGCTACAGGCTCGGCTCCCTTTTTTATAGCGGTTTCAATAATCCCGACTACAACTGGGTAATCACTAGTCTGAGGATCAAAAGAATTTGATCCTGTAATTACAATAATACCACTAGTAGTCGGAGGAGACTGTCCTAAAGCCATAGGTTTAGGTCTTTCTTATAGCGATGCCGCCGGCGCTAGTCTCCGGAAAAGCCAGATAGGTCTGGTTAGATCCTGAAATAGCTACGAGAGATTCTTTAATCCAACCTGCTGAAGTTGGGGGCACCGACCACACATTCTGGAGTAATCCGATAAATCCTTTCCTGGGACCGGTAGTATCGTCTACTGTAAGAGTCAGGGGTAACAGAGTAAAAATAGCGTCCGTGTTCCCAAGCCCGATGCGGGGCTCGTTGGAGCTGGACTGGTTAAGTGACAAAATTTCAGAGTCGGAAGTGGCGGAGAAGGCTTCCGGAGGATTACCAGCTATAGTACGAGCACTTAAAGTTGTTGCCAGAGTAGAACTAGTAGACGAAAAAGAGTACAAACCTTGTGGTTCAGTAACGGAATCTAAGAAAGTCTTAGATTTTCCTACTAACAACATTCCATAAAGGTTCTCTCGGTTATTAACGAAAACGAGGCCGTCTTTGTTTCCAGAAACCCACAAGTTAAAAATTCCATTGGAATCAAGGGTCATCGTAACCCCTCCGTTATGACTAGTCGGAGTCTCTACCCCACTAGAGGAAGTGTCATGAGTACTAACATCATAAGAGTCAGTCATTTGAAACCCTATAATGTTTGAAGCAACTGAAGCCCCGGTACCGGACGTCAGAGTAAAATACCAGCTATTGGCAGTTCCGTCTTCGCCTCCATTATTCCTAAAAACTACCTTATGAGTTAGAGTAACGTTAGAGTTTCCGGCTTGAGTTCTCCGATCATCGAACAATTCCCAACCCATCTCATTTACCAGAACATCAGTGATTTCGTTGAGGGCGGCAGATATGCCCTCGACTCCTACTTTATTGCCAGAAATTGTTACTTCTCTGAATGCAAAAGCCATGGTATATATCCTCCTATGACTGTCGAATAATTAAACT